AGATTGACCGTGCCCGACTGTGGCGCTTCTAAAGGTAGCGTCATACCCTTTGTGTAATTAGCGATGGTGATGTTTGGCGTGGTGCGAATCGTTACCGAGTCACCCATTGCCTTAATGTCACCCTCGTAATCAGTGCTGGCAATCATTCCAAACACTGTGCTGGCATAGAACTTAGCTACCAGCTTCTTCGCCCACAATCTATTTGGTACTGTGTTACCGGAAAGTTGCGGGAATGCCGCACCGGTAACTGATGGATTTGATACACCTACTGGCATAATTGTTACCTCTCGTTAGGAATTAACGAGCGGATTTGAATCGTTATATGGCGTTAGGCTAGTAAATAATCCGGCCCTCTGCCTCTGCTGCAAACAAGTCTCGCTCGATTGCATCAGCGTTGGATTCTTTGCCTCTGTATTTCCCGGAACGAACGTCCTTGTAAAATTTCTCTACTTCCGGCTCGGTATAGGTGCGCTTCCCCTTCGGGATACTACCTGCCGTGCCTTGCGGTGTTAGCTTTCTTGATAAGTTCGGTTTCGGTGGCGTCCTCGGCTGCTGCGTTGTCTGCCACATGTCGAAAATCTTAGCTATTCTGTATGCGTCCATTTGCTCTGCGGCAGCGTCTAGCGATTGCTTCCGTGTCGCACCTGAGAACGGATCAATTTCACCAAGCCATTGTAAAAAAGCCGGGTCTTGATTGATCGCTTGCAAGTTCGGGATTAAAGAAAAAAGATTTGCTTCGTACTGCCCCTGCTCAACCTTGGACAATCTCTCATCCAATGGATTGATACGCTGTGCAACGTCGGGGAAATCTTCCTCGAAATCATCCGGCGGCGTCTCATAATCGTCTCCGTTATCTCGATCCTCAACCATCGACTGAAGCCTTCGGTTCTCTGCTTGCAACCGTGGGACTTCAGCGTTGAACTTACCTTGCAATACATTATATCTCTGCTGATTCAGCTCGGCTTCTTTCTGCCAGTCCGTTTCTTCCGGGACTTCTTCCTCGGTTTCGTCCTGAGTGGATGAGTCTTCTTCAGGTGTTGCCTCTTCAGGGTCATTAATAACCTCTTCAGGCTCGTTGACATCTTCAACATCTTCAGATTCTTCCGTGTTCAGGGCTAATACTTCGGCTTCAGCTTCGTCTGCTTCAGCTTTTAATCGACTGTGTATAGACATTTGTTCTCCTGTGAGCCATTCCGGTATTCACATTATTTGGGCATAAAAAAAGGACGCTTATCGCATCCCAAAACCAGCCCTCGCCCATAGAGGGTGTTGGTTAAACTATTTTACAGCAGATACTTGTTCTAACAACTTCTTTAGCGCTGATACAACGCCTTGCTGCCGCTGAAAACTATCCTTGTCCGAGACAATCAGGCATTTTACAGCCTGCTGATATTCGGTTTCGATAGCCTCAATAAAAACTGTGAATTGATTATTCTGTTTCAGGCCGCGAACTGCGCCCTGCTGTTGCTCATTTAGCCGCATTACTGTCTTTTGCCTGCTGAGCCTGAACTCTGGCTTGGATATCTTTATCATCTGGAATGAGATTATGCGGTAAATCCAACGCCTTCGCAGACTCTCTCAATAACTCCGCCCTGCCTGTTTCACCTAGAATCTGCATATCAACAGGGTTAAGTGTAGCTTGCATGAACTCCATCCGCTTCTGTTGCATCTGCTCTTTCACCATGAGCGATTTTGCGCCCATGGATACGATCTGAGCGTCACCTTTAATTGAATCATCGTTAGAGTGCATCATGTTGAAATTGTACATAGTGCGGATAGCACGCTCAATACTCCTGTCTATGTTGCCAATAACCGCTTTGATCCCGTTTGACGCGTTTGACATCAGCATTGACAGCCCTGATGCCGTTGATCCAGCCCCTCTAGCGTCTGACTGACCGTAAGCAAAGGCGGGAATCCCGGTGTATTCATCCGCCTTGGATGAGAAATACTCATAGATACGCATCAACTCTTCAGCATGGCTTGGAGGATTGAAAAACGTTATAGCCCCACTCATATCGCCATTGAACTGCCAATACTTCCATGGGTGCATTGCCGTGACCACTTCACCTGCGGGTATCTTGTCCACGTTGATTCCAACTTGCGGCCCGGAAGCTATTGCCATGTTATTAACTAACGCCCTTGCACAACCGTTACATACGTCCTGTATATCACTCATGATCTCAGGAATTGAATTGCCCCATAATGAACCAGGGACAGTATCATAGCTCGATGAATAGTAATTCCGGCTCAGGCTTGAATCGTCTGCGATATCCACTTTAACGATCTTGTGACCGATAACCCATACATTAACATCGTATTCTGCGTATTTGTCTAATTTAGTGTCGCCCAGGATACCCCTACCGCCATCCCATCTGATGAGCATTTCCCCGCTTACAGAATCCCATAATTCATATCCAGCAATTGTTTCAGTCTGATAAGCCTGGTTGCTCGTTGTCGTTTCAAGCCTTTCCTTATTCTGATCGCCTGTGACATACTCATCGCGCCCGCTTGCGTAATATCGCAACAGGACATCGTTGATTGCGTCTGAATCGAACCCTGGCATCCCGATATATGATCTTAATTCCGACCGCGAAACCCTATGCCGCTCTATGAGCCATGACTCGTTTATGTCCGTAGCGTCTGGGGCTGGGAATATATCAAACGGGGACACTCTCTCCCACTCCAGCACTAACTCAGGCTCTTTCGATAACTGCCACGCGCCAGACTCGCCCTGAACCCAGTGCTCCTTTATCTTCTTTCTGAGTATCGGGCCTTTGAGAAATGCAGACTGAAACGTGCATAGGTCATCAATGTATTCGTTTAGAGCTTCGTAAAATCCGCCTTCAACTAATTGATCCTGGATTTTGTCGGCCATTTTATCAGTGCGCTCTTTTAATGCCTTTGCGCTCTGATCCTCAACTAATTTTTTCACATCTTCCGGGTCTGCCTGCACGCCTTGCTGTTGCGCCTGCATCATCAACTGCTTTACAACCACATCTACCGACTCAGCCTTGTCCGGAACGGGGGTTGGATCAATCGAAAACACTCTCTCGCCGGGTTGCAACATGACGTTTTTGATCCATGCGCTCGCAGCACGGCATTTGATCCCTGTAATCTGCATGTATATCTCAGAGCCGCCCTGCTTCTGTATCTGCTTCAGTTTTGAATCTGCATAGACTCCCCGGCGACGGCGTAATGACTCTAACAATTTCTCTTCTATCAGATTATGAGACTGCTTTGCCTCTTCCCAGCGTCCATTTGCATGGCCCAATAATGCACTTTCAATCTTCTTTATCGGCTCTCTCACCTGCTTTTCAGCCGGTTTCCCGCCCAGATCGACTGAAACGCCGATGTTTTCCGTGCTAGAATCCACGAGAATCCATTTTTAGCATGTTATCTAACCTCTACTATTGCCGTTTTCGTTGCCATTGAGCCATTCTCAGAGAATTAAAAACCGCAACTTTTTACAGTTACGGTTATATATATCCCCGGTATTTCTGGCACTGAGTACCCTACTTAACTTGCTTTTTACGTCCATCCTGACGCTGATTCAATAACTACCGCCCTTGCTTTTGCGTGTGCAGGCTTTATTCCGACGCTAAACGCCATTGCAATACTGTCCGCCATGTTTGGGCTTTCAATGCCCAATCGTTTCATTTCCTGTTTTGTCATGATCTGGATCATGCCCATTCCGTTATTTTTCAATGGGATACGGCATAATTCAGAGCGCAACATATCGATATGCTCTATGTCGCTACTGATCGAGATCATTTTCCCCGGATCGCAATACACTTTTTTTGTAACTGCTTGATATGTTCGATGAATACGATCTCGCAACAGCCAGTACGCCTGAGCTCGTTTGTTTCTAAATGTCTCAGCATGTGTCTTCTGTTGTTTTTCCGGCCCGGCATCGTAAAAATCATCTGGGTTTTCAGGACTGTTTGAGCCTCTATACATCTGTAATTCCACACGTTTTCCGGCAAATGCTTCTGAAAACTGGCGCTTGAGTCCAACGCCCATGCCGTCACCATCATACGTAAATACGTCAGTGTTATGTTGCAGAGCATAGTCTACAGCCCAGTCACCACCAGCGTTTATATCGCCTGTATCCATCTCTAAACAATCAACTAATACAGACCCATGCCTGTAAGCTAAACCTTTGTTATCATTGCCCGTATCGCTCGGATCATGCGCCACAACTTCAATGCCGATAGGTTTGAAACCGAGCTTCTTGTGCGCGTCTATACATGCATCGAACCATTCGGGCTTAATGATTGCCGATGAAACTGTGTCGTCGAATTTTCCGAGCCAGATATGGTCATATAAAGCGCGCTCTTTATGCTCGTAGTCGTATAGCCTTTCTTGCTCAAGTTCCGGGGGGAACCATTTGTTATCCGTATAGTTACAAACGATTATCAGATGCAAATCATCTTCATAACAACCGTTTGCGCTTAATTCTTTTTCAAACGGCTTGATAAATCTCTTTGAAAACGGATCGTTAGCACTGCGTGGGTTTGCAGTCATCCAGATTTCACTTTCTTTCGCCCGAATAGATGGCGTCAATAGTTCCAGAGACTTCTCGCTGATCGTCTGGGCTTCTTCGATCCAGCAATAGGCTATGTTATCCATCGACTTAAGCCCTTCCGGGTTTCTCGCCAGGCCGCGATATATGATCGCCCCGCCCCTGCTGTGCCGTATCTCGTTAGCTAATACATTGAAACCATCCATCTTGTACTTGCTAATCTGTGACAAAAACGTGCTATGAACTGAATCAGCGAGCGAGTTCATCATTTCTCGCGCAGCTAATACCTTACAGCTTTCCTGATGGACTTTTGCTGCCAATAGCTTTGCGACAGTTACAGACTTTGCAGAGCCACGACCGCCTATAATGACCTTAAACCGTTTTCTCTTCTCTAATAAGGGATGTAATTTCTTAGGAAAGCGCAGGTGCGCCTTATTCGCTGTACTCAAAACCTGACAGCGTTACATCAACCGCGATCTGTTTCTTCTCAATGAACATTGCTAAAGTCTTGCCTAGTTGCGTCCATGCCGTAACCCTGGATGATGCTGTACTATCCTCTAACTGCTTAGCTTCATGTAGCAATCCTTCCAGTACCATTGTTTCATTCACAACGACTCTTTCTTCAACCTTTTCAATGTGCTTCTTAACTGCTTGAGCTATGTTAATGTTTGTTAATAGTAAACTCGCAGCGCATCTTGCCCCGTTCTTTGAATACCCGGCTCTTATATATGCCGCGTTAGCATTGAAATCTTTACAGTATTCACTGACAAACAATTTCTGCTTGTCGGTGAGTTGCGAGTCTTTTCTCTTAGCCATCGCTATCTTCAATCCCGCCAGACAGTTTCCCAATCAGTTCTTTGACTTTCTTTATTGCGTCACTCTCGCTGACTGCAACATGCTCGACCTTATTTTCGCTATACCCCATAGGATAGTCGCCGCTAGATCGCATTGCTTTGCGCCTGGGTTTATATTTACATTCAATGACATAGCCATTCGCCACTTTTTCAATGCAAATTTCACTCATATCCATAATACTACCTCGCTCGTTTGCGCATCGGATGGCATTCCCGATTTAAGACCCAGCCTACCCACGTTAATAATCGTGTACCCGGATCACGCTGTTAGATTGTTTTTCGCGCACAAAAATAGCCGCCAATCTGGCAGCTAGTCATAATTTACAGCGCATAATCAATAATTTATTGAGATACACGCCCAGAATACCGAATTGCTATCAAATACCGGCCATTGTGTCAAGTTTTTTATACAAAACGATAAATATTACTCTA